CAGACGGTAGAACGATTAAGGATAATTCATTTGCTCACCAGGACGGTAAAAAAGTGCCGCTGGTATATAATCATGTTCATGATCATATACGTGAAGTTCTTGGATACTGTATGTTGGAAAACAGGCCCGGTGAGGGAGTATATGGATATTCTTATTGTAATTCCACGGAAGGTGGAGTCAATGCTAAGGAAACTGTAGCACATGGAGATCTTGATTCATATTCTATTTATGCTAATAGACTCCAGGAGATGGGTACAAATGTTTACAAGGGCAATATTAAGGAAGTTAGTCTTGTTCTTGCAGGCGCAAACCCTGAAGCTACGATTCAGAATGTTGCACTTCAGCATGATGATGGTTCTGAAACAGTTATCGACGAAGCAGTAATGTGCTTTAACGAGATATTTGATGAACTTAGTCATTCCGATGAAGAAGATATTTCTGAAAATGAAGTTGAGACACCTGTTGAAGAGACTTCTGATGCTAAGGTTGAAGAAGCTCCTGAGACTACCGAAACTTCTGAAGAATCTGAAATTGAGCATGCAGATTCTGATGATAAGACAGTAGAAGAGGTTCTTGATGAAATGACCCCTGAACAGAAGAAGGTGGTTGCTTATTTGCTCGCTAAGGTTGCCGCGAATAATAGCGGAGAAAATTCAAATGATGAAGGAGAAACTGAAATGAAACACAAGGGTTTTGAAGATGGCGTTGTTGAAGAGAAGAACGTTCTTTCTCATGCTGACATGGAAGATATTATTGCTAGAGCAAAGTCTGCAAAGACTTCTTCGTTTAAGGATTTCTTCCAGCAGGCTTGTGAGGAGGCTGGATTCACACACGCAGACGATGGTATTGACTATGCACCTGATAGTCAGGATTATGGTGTAAATGATCCTGCGTTCCTGTTCCCGGATGCTAAGGTTCTTGATACACCTCCTAGATTTATTCAGAGAGAAATGGGTTGGGTATCGACATTTATGTCTGGTACAAAGCATTCTCCTTTCTCTAGACTTAAGTCTATGTTTGCTGATATCACAGAGGACGAGGCTCGTGCTCGTGGATATATTAAGGGTACTCAGAAGTTCCCTGAGCTTATCAAGCTGCTTAGCAGACTGACTCTTCCTACAACTGTATATAAGATGCAGAAGTTCGATAGAGACGATATGATTGACATCACTGATTTCAATCTTAAGAACTGGATTCTTCCTGAGATGAGAATGATGCTCAATGAGGAAATCGCTCGTGCAGCTCTTATTGGTGATGGTCGTGATGATCTTGATCAGTATAAGATTAACGAGGCAAGCATTCGTCCTATTTACAAGGATGCTTCCCTCTTCACAATTCGTGCTCAGGTAACGAAGGGTACAGGTACTCCTGATGAGATTGCAGCTGGTACTGCTAAGAATATCAGAAGAGCTATTCTTAAGGCTAAGAAGTTCTATAGAGGTTCTGGTAACCTTACTCTCTTTACAACTGAGGATTGGAAGACAGAAATGCTTCTTATTGATGATGGTATTGGTCATCCTCTTTATAAGACAGAGGCTGAGCTTGCTGCCGCTCATGGCGTATCAAGAATCGTTACAGTTCCTGTAATGGAGGGTACATCCAGCAATGGTAAGGACCTTATTGGTATTGCTGTTAATCTCAGTGATTATACATTTGGTTCTGTAGCAGGTGGTTCCATTCAGAATTATGAGGACTTTGATATTGACTTTAACCAGTATAAGTTCCTTATGGAGACACGTCTTTGCGGCTGTCTGACAGTTCCTTATTCTGCTATCGTTCTGGAGGTTGCATCTGATTCAAACCCCTCTCAGGACTGAGGGTTAAAGCCGAGAAACCTCAGTCCGTTGTCCTCGGCAAGAACGTAAGAGATCTCCAGTCTGGAATCTCTGTTAATGGAACTACAATAACTGGTGAACTTGCATATACGACAGGTTACACTGGATTTGATGAGTCCAATCCGGAACTTCAGGAAGGTAATTACCTTGTTCTTCATTGGTCTGACCCCGATGAGTCAGTTACAAGCCTTAAGGTTGGCATTGTACCCTCGTCCACAGGTAGTGAACCTAAGGAATGCCTCAATGATCCTGACAGAAATGGTGTCTTCAGAGTTACTGATCCTAAGACACAGGTTATTAAGGTTATTCAGTCTGACGGAGTTAATGAGAGGGTTGACGAATACTCCCTTGACGGAGTTGTTTGCATCCCCGAGTCTGAAGGCTGATATAGCATAGGAGAAAAATCAAAATGGCAAAGTTTTATGGAAAAATCGGATTCCAACACCAGGAAGAAGTGAGGCCTGGTATATGGCAGCCTGTAATAGTTGAACGCGAATATGCTGGAGATGTTGAAAGGCAGTTTACTAGGTTCTCTCCCGTGTCTGAAAAGGTGAATGATGATATTAACATAAGTAATGATATTAGCATATTGGCTGATCCCTTTGCCTTAAATAACTTTTCAACAATAAAATATGTAGTATATTTTGGACAGAGAATTACAGTTTCGAATGTTGAAGTGTTATATCCTAGATTAAAGATTAGTATGGGAGGTGTATACAATGGACCTGTGCCAAAAGATGCAGAAGATCCGTGCGGATGCAATAGCACTATTGGGTAACGGTGTTCATGTATACATCGAACCCCCATCTAATGTAAAAATGGCATATCCAGCATTTGTGATATTCAGAAGTTCTGGATTAAGCAGATTCGCAAATAATATGCCATATAAATTTAATCCAAGTTTTGATGTAACATATATTTCATTCGAACCGGATGATCCAAATGTTGAAAAGATAGTAATGGGATTTCCTATGATTCGTCTTAATAGACACTTCACAAGCGATGATTTGCATCACGACAGTTTTATACTGTACTATTAATAAAACAAAGGAGAAACAATATGGCAAAGCTTATTTGGGACAAGACCAGTGAGAGAAAGTACTATACTGGTATTGATCAGGTTGCGCTTTATCTTCAGGACACAGACGGTTCTTATAAGACCGGTGTAGCTTTTAATGGTGTTACAGGAATTACTCAGTCTCCTGAGGGCGGAGAAGCTAACGACTTTTACGCCGACAATATGAAGTATCTTACCATTATGGGTAAGGAAACATTTGGCGGTACAATTAAGGCTTATATGTATCCCGATGAATGGGCTGAAGCAGATGGTTCTGCAGAGCCCGCTCCTGGTATGAGACTTAAGGCTCAGACAAGAAAGCCTTTCGGTCTTGTATGGAGATCTATCATTGGTAACGATACAGAGGGTAACGACTATGGAGAGATGATTCATATCGTTTACAACGCTCGTATCCAGCCTTCTTCTGTTGATAATAATACTGTAAATGACTCACCCGAGCCTACAGAGTTCTCTTGGGACTTCAAGACAACAGAGATCAACATTGAGGGTTATAAGCCTACTGCTTATCTCGAGATTGATTCTACAAAGTGTAAGAATGCAGAAGTTTTCGCTACTCTTTGCGACAAGCTTTATGGTAGTGCAACGGAAACGCCCACACTTCTTACACCTGAGGAAATTGCTCAGATTCTTAATCAGGCGCCCACACCTACAGAGTATACAATTACACTTAGCTCCGATACAGCTACGATGGCAGTTGGCGGAACCGCTTCTATCACAGCTACAGTAGAGCCTGAGGCTACAGTTGAGTGGGCTTCTGCTGATACAGCAGTTGCAGAGGTTTCTGGTGGTACAATCACAGGTAAGTCTGCTGGTACAACCACTGTTACAGCTACAGTTACTGGTACAACAACATCTGCTTCCGTTGCAGTTACGGTTACTGCTGAGCAGCAGGGTGAAGGCTAATATAGCATAACTAAAAAATCAAAATGAGCCCCTCGGAAGGCGATATGAATTCAATTTTGAATTGTACATCCCTGCCCGTGAAAGCTTGAATGTCCAACCACTTCTGGAGTACCTAGATCACAAAACCGTTCAACCATTTCCACGCTCCATTGGATGAAATCAGAAAGGGCTTATATTTTTATTAAAGGAGACCAATTTATGTACGAATTTAAAGTAAAGTATACAGATTTTAATGATCAGGATAGAGAAGAAATGTTGCATTTCCATTATACAGAGGATGAGCTCCTTTCTTGGCAGACACAGAACGGTTCTCTTGTAAATTATCTTGAGAGAATGGTTAATCAGTTTAATGCTCAGGAGCTTATGGAATGGCTTTCGTCATTTATTATTGGTGCTTATGGAATCAAGTCTGATGACGGAAGAGTATTCGACAAGTCTTCCCCTCTCGTTAAATCTTTTAAGGATTCAATTCCTTTCCATACATATTTCAAGATCATTCTTAGTAATAAGGATGAAGCGGAAAAGTTTATTATGGGAGTAGTTCCTAAGAAGTTTAAGGAAGAAATTACAAAGGAGCTCGCTAAGAACTCCACTATTCCGGCTTCCACAAGTCCTATAACAAACCCGAACACATGAGAACAATGAGGTGATGTTATGTTGCCTCTTCATATAAACGCTGGCGAACGATATGATGAAGATCACAATCTCTTTATAAACATCGAAGACCAAGACATTTATTTAGAGCATTCATTGCTTTCTATTTCGAAATGGGAAGCTAAGTATGAGAAACATTTTCTTGGAAACGAGTCAATTTCAAATGATGAAATGATAGATTACTTTAAAATGATGGTTCTAAATGAAAATTGTGACTATAAATTCATTTACTTTTTAACGCCTTCTGATATAGAAGAAATTAAGAATTACATGAATAAAAAGCATACGGCCACAGTTGTCAAGTCTTCAGGAGGATCGACATCGTATCAGTTCATAACATCAGAACTAATTTATTCTTGGATGGCGGCATTGCAGATTCCATTCACTTGTGAAACATGGAACATCAATCGGCTATTAACATTGATTAATGTTACAAACGAGAATAATAAACCCAAAAAGAAGATGCCTCACAGTGAAGCAATGGCAAGACAGCGTGCAGCTAATGCTAAAGCTAGGGCAAAACATCATTCGAAAGGATAAGAACTATGATATCTAATTGTGGTGGAGACGAAAGAGGAAAAATCACTGGTGGTCAGGCTGGTGATCAGACTACTAAAGAATGGACCATAATTCCTTGGTATGCAAGGCCTTGGTATTGTGTTCTTAGACATCCGGATCCAAATGTTAGGAAGCTTCTTGCTGATTTTGCAAGGGCCGCTGCAGAGAATGATAATATTGGTTATGATCAGTGGGAGAGATTGACATTTCTTACTCAGTTAAAGGCTTCCGATTGGAACCCTGCAAACATTACTGAGAAATGTGAAGCCGATTGCTCTTCTGGTGTAACTGCTATTGCTATTGCAGTTGGTCATATTCTTAACATTATACCTTTGTGCGAGCTTAATCCTAAGCTTTACACAGGAAATATGCGTACTGCATTTAAGAATGCAGGATTTGAAGTGCTTACAGAAAAGAAATACAGAACATCTGACAAGTTTCTTCTCGCTGGCGACATTCTTTTGAATGACAGCCATCATACAGCAATTAATCTTGATGATGGTTCTGAAATTTCTGAGAATTCTCCTGCTCCGGAGCCTTCTAAGAAGTCTATAGAAGAGATTGCTAAAGAAGTAATCAGGGGTGATTGGGGTAATGGCCAGGAAAGAATTGATCGTTTGACAGCCGCTGGATATAGTGCGTCTGAAATTCAAAATGAAGTCAATAGAATACTTGGCGTTGGTCAGAAGCCTGTTGAAACGTCCATTACTTTTAAAGTAAATGTTAGAACATCTCTCAATGTTCGTTCTGGACCTGGTACATCATATGCTGTAATTGGTAGTATGCATAATGGCGATACATTTTCTGTAAAGGAGCCTGTTGAAACACAGAACAACTTTACAAAGATATCTGATGGCAGATGGGTAAGTAACAATTATATTTGTAGGATTTAACATATGAGTAATATGTTTGGTTTGAAGCAGAAAGGCAACTGGAAAAAGACTAGAACTTCTTTGAAAAAGATGTCTAGGATAAAATATGAGCGTCTGCTTGAAACATATGCCAAAAAAGGAGTTGTTCTCCTTGCCCAGGCAACCCCCAAGGATTCCGGTATCACTGCAGATTCTTGGGGGTATGATATCGCCATATCAGATGATCAGATGTCTATAACATGGACTAATTCTAGTATAGAGAATGGTCTTTCGGTTGTTATTTTATTAATGTATGGTCATGCTACAAGAAATGGTAAATTTGTAAAAGGTTTTGATTTTGTTACACCAACGCTAGTTCCCGTATTTGAAGAACTTGCGGAAGCAATATGGAAGGAGGTCACCAATGCATGAATGAAGAAGTAGATAAGCGAATTATTGAAATGCAATTTAATAATAAAGATTTCCTGGAAAAGATTCAGGCTACTACTAACGCATTGAATGCATTGGATGAAGCTCTAGAATTTAAGAACGCTGCTGATGGAAGCTCTGCTATAAGAGGGTTTGCAAAAGCAACAGAGCGTGCTATGGAGTCCGCTAATGACTCTATAAATTCTGTTCAGGTTACTTTTTCAGCATTGCAAGTGGCAATGATAACTGGAATTTCTGAATTGACAAGGGTTGCAATGAAGGCTGGTGTTAAAATCTTTAACCTTCTTAATGCTCCTTTGCAGCAGATAGTAAGTGGTGGTAAAGCAAGATCAATGAAGATCCAGAAAGCTCAGTTCATGCTTGAGGGTCTTGGAATTGCTTGGGATGACATCAAAGAAGACATTGATTATGGTGTTCAGGACACGGCATACGGTCTTGATGCAGCGGCTAATGTAGCTTCTCAGTTATCTGCTTCAGGAATTCAGATAGGTGACCAGATGAAAACAGCCTTACGAGGTGTTTCTGGCGTTGCCGCAATGACCAGTTCTTCGTATGAAGACATTGGTAGAATATTTACAACTGTTGCTGGTAACGGTCGTCTTATGGGTGATCAGTTACTTCAGTTATCTTCTAGAGGACTAAATGCTGCTCAGGCATTGGTTACATATTATAAAGAAGTAAAAAATATGAGCGAAGTGACAGAGCAGTCCGTTAGAGAGATGGTTTCTAAGGGTCAGGTAAGCTTTGCAGACTTCGCAGCTGCAATGGATAGTGCTTTTGGTGAGCACGCAAAAGATGCTAATAAGACGTTTACAGGTGCTGTTGATAATATGAAATCAGCACTTAGTAGAATAGGTCAGAAGTTTGCGGATCCAGTTTATGAGGGTCTTATACCTATTTTAAATGGTCTTAGAAAAGCTATTAATATGGCTAATAAAGCATTGAATCCTTTGTATGAACAGTTTACTCAGTTTTCAAAAGTTGTTAGTAATACAATGACCAATATGATAGAAAGTACAGACTTTTTACGATTGGTTGTAGTTATATTACAAGATATTTATAGTTGGATACGTCCAATATTTGGTGCTTTAAATAATCTTGGATTAGGAAATTTTCAGTCGGCAATAGATTCTATTGGGGATCTTGCTGAATTTTTAAAGCAATTCCAGGTTTATGGAGACAATGCGGTAAGGCTTCAGGAAGTATATGAAGCTGTTGGTGAAACATTTAAAACTATATGGTTTTTAATTGTTAATATAGCCGATGCGTTGTCACCGTTATTTAGAATAAATGCAAATTGGTATGATGCTCTCGTTGATAATGGCATAGAAGTTGCCGGAGCTGTCGGCTCAGTTGGAGGAGCATTTGAAACTCTTGGAAAAATAGTTAATGGATTAGTTGCAGTAATTAGAACATTAAATCCTGTGTTCAGGATAATTATATATTTGGCTTCTCAGTTTATAAAAGTTAATTTAACAAAAGCTATAAAAGCTATTAAGACGATAATCTCTCAGATAAATTGGGAGGCTGTTATTAATGGTTTGGCTGTTATTATTAACGAAGCGATAAAGCTTGGTAAGATTATATTTAATCTTGCTGTACTGTATGTACCTAAGATAATAAATCTTATAGGTTATGCTCCTGCTATAATAGCTGCTATTAAGAGCGTCGCAAATGTTATTGTTAAAACGAGTTTGATAATTGTTGGCACAATAGCAACCGTTGCATCTGCTATTTATAGTAAGTTTAGAGCAATTATAAATTTCTTTTCTACTTTTTCTAGATCCATCAATGGCGCTGCGGATGACGCAGAAGAGGCTGCTGATAGAATGGAAGATAGTCAGTCAAGAGTTTCTGTCGGAGCTACTGGAGGTTCGTTCTTTAGAGGAAGACAGGCAAATATTCTTGGTGGAGCGGCACCTGCTATGCTTGCCATGGCAAATGCTACTGGAAAAGAATTATCAGAAGTAGATATTGCTACGTCGGATACTGAAAAGCATATTCATGATATGAACTATAAGGTATCTGATCTTTCTAAGTTAATACTTAAATTCTTTGATCTTATTGGAATTACTAGTGAAAGCGCCAAAGATAAAGCAATTAGTATTGGTAATACAATAACGAATGTTTTGTCTAAGATAAAAGATGGTATTTTTCTTATAATTTCGTTTATTGGTGGAATTATATCTAATGCTATTAAAGCAATTAAAGAACAACTTAAGAAACCTACAGTCCTACTTGGGGCTATATTGACTGGACTTGGCATACTTATATTTACTATAATTTCTAAGTTTTCTATGTTACTAGACGGATTGGTTGGATTGCTAACAGAAACTAGTATATATGATAGAAAACTTGGCAATGCTGAAATAATAAAATCCATATCATTGGTAGTATTATCTTTAACAGGATTGATAGCTGC